CCTCCTTGCGATATCGATAGCGCCTACGATTTTCTACGCACTAGTGCGAATTCGTTCTATTCGTTCTACATTCGTGCTAGATTCGTTCTCGTCGCGCGCTGTATCTGGACAGAACAGACACACAGGAACGAATTCATTCATTCGTTCCGTGTATGTTCTGTACAGGGAACGAATGTGACGAATGACGAATATGTTTATCCGGTCCCACCGGATGCCCAAAATGACGAAATGAGGGCTATTCGTACTAGCCTGCTGCTCTGATCCCTAGTACGAATCGGGACATCGGCGTTACATTTACCGGCCTTCTGCTCTGCCTGCTGCTTCTTCTTCTGCGGCCGGGGCGGCGGCTTGTCGGGCGGCGCGGAGGGCGTTTCGGGCGAGGACACCGGAGGGTTGTTGGGCTGCGGCGCGGGGCAGCATTTTGAAGAGGAGATCGGAGTACTTCGCGCAGGCGGCGTGGTCGACGGGATCGCGGGAGCGGGCGTCGGCGAGGAGCGAGACGAGCTGCTCCTGCAACCAGGCGACGGTTTTCGGTTCTGCTTCGGGCTTGTCGTTGTCGTCCATGTCGTTTACAGTAGACGCATGGACGAAAGACAGCAACGCAGGATCGGGCGGTTGCTCGAGGTGTGGTTCAATCGGTTGAACGCGCCGTCGGAGGCGAAGGGCTTCGGTGCGCGGTTCTTCTACAACAAGACGACGGACATGCGGCGGCCGTTCACCGTTGCGCAGAAGGCGGATCCGGGCTGCTACTTCGAGGGCGGGAAGAAGTTCTTCGATCACGGGGGGCCGACGATCCACCAGCTCGAGGTGCTCGAGGCCACGTCGTCGAACGACGAGGACTTCTTCGAGCGGCTGCGGAAGCTCGTCTTCGACAAGATCGACACGACTTCGACGATCGACCGCGAGGGCAAGGTGTCCGAGGAGCGGGTCGAGCAGATCGCGCGGAACGCGGTGCTCGCCGTGCTCCGGCAGATTTCCGACGGGCAGATGACGGTGCAGCAGGCCGAGGCGAAGATCGCGGCGGACGAAGTGCCGATCCCTGTCGGCTCGCAGGAACCGCCTCCCGATCAGCTCCCGGCGGCGAAGCAACAGCAGCGCGTCGCCGCCGCCCAGGACAACAAGGCCTACCTCGCCAAGATCCGCAAGCAGTCGCTCCTCATGCAGCGAGGCGAGCCGAAGTTCATCAAGTGCGGACGCATCGACATGCGATGGCTGCGGGCGCACGAGGACGCCTGGAAGCTGTTCGGCGGCAAGAACTCGATCGACGACATCGATCCCGACGACTCCGGCACGAAGGAAGGCCGAGCCGCCCTCGCCGAAAAGGAAGCCGCCGAAGCCGCCGAACGCGCTGCCCACCCGATCGCACCGCAAACTCCGGCGGACGAGCCTGTGCTCGCGACGCCGTAACGGAGGCGAACCTTGCCGCCTCGCTCGAACCGGGAAATCGACTTCGCACGCCGATGTCTGTCGGACACCGGCTTCTTCGCACGCGAGCTGCTCGGCTACACGTACGACGAAGACGGCGAGGGCAACCGCATCAACATCGGCACCGGCGGCATCCAGTCCGTAGGCAAGACGAAGGAGATCCTCGATCTACTCGACAACGAGCAGGTCAAGCGCAAGTACATCAAAGCGCCTCGAGGATGCCGCAAGTCCACACTCGCCCAGGCGTTCTGCGCCCGCGTCATCGTCAAGAACCCGGACATCCGCATCATCTATGTCGCCCGGACGGACATGATGAGCCGCGAGAAGTCGATCGCGATCCGCAACCAGCTCCTTCGCCCCGAGGTGCAGGATCTGTTCGGGCCGCAGCAGGGAACGCCTTGGGATCAGACGTGCTGGACCGTGGCGGGACGCGAAAACGTCGGCTTGCAGAACGCCACGTTCCGCGCGTTCTCGCAGGACAGCATGCCGACAGGCGGTCGAGCGAACATCGTCGTCGCCGACGACTTCATCGACGCCTCCAACTGCACGAACCCCGAGCAGAAGCGGAAGACGAGGGCGAAGTGGGCGGAGCTGATGCCGTTCGTCGCTCCCGGCGGCTACCTCATCGTGTTCTGCACGACGTGGGACGACGACGATCTCAACGCCGGGCTGGAGGCGTCGAAGTTGTTTGTGCCGCCGCTCGGCGAGCAGATCATCTGCGGGGCCGGCGTCCACATCGTGTGGCGGGACGGCCAGCCGGACATCGAGGAGGACGAGACGGGCCTTACCTTCCCGCACCTCACGATGGAGCACCTGCGCGAGAAGTTCCATGCGATGTCGCTGCAAGGCGACATGCGGGTCTTCTGCCAGCAGTACCTCAACCAGAACACGATCTCGTCCGAGTTCGGCTTCAAGCGCGAGCACTTCAAGTCGCTCGTCTTCCACGAGGACATGCGATCGCTGTCGGGCTACCTGCTCACGGACACCGCCTACAGCATGGATCCGGGAAGCTGCTACAGCGTCGTTGCCTACTGCGGGCTCGACGCGGCGGACAACATCTACCTCCTGGATCTGCGGGTCGGGCACTGGGACGAGATGCGCTTCACCGACGAGTTCTTCGAGGTGCTGGAGCTGTGGCAGGGGCGCGTCAACCACTGCGGCGAGTGCTGGGAAAACGTCGCGTTGGCCACCTCGTACCGGGGCCACCTCATGTCCGACAGCCGAGCGAGACGGACGAGGCTGCGGACGATCGAGATGAAACGCCCGTCGTCGTCCGTCAAGGAAGGACGTATTCGCCGGCTGCTGCCGAAGATGCAGAAGGGCGAGTTCTACGTCGTCAACTCCGTTCCTCGCACCTTCCAGGACGTAGACGGCGAGAAGATCCTGTTCGATCGCACCGGGCACTGGGACGGTACGTCGCAGACCTGGAAGCCGGGCGGGGAACTCGTCGAGGAGTTCATCCGGGAATCGACGAAGAAGGACATCCCGGACGCTCTCGCGATGTTGCTGGAGTACGAGCAGGTGCGGCGAGGACAGCACCGGAGGATGTGTTCCTACAAGCCTTACCGGCCTTCCGGGGTTACGCCGTTGACAGCGACGGCCGAGGAAGCGTACAGTTTCGTGGATGAGCGCCGCAACCCGGCGTATCCGAACTACGATGCAGACTACCGGCCAGGCGGACATCCATTCGGCGGCTCCTCGGCAGGTCCGGGATCCGGCACAGACTGGTGGGAACGAACGATTTCTGGATTCTGATCCGTTCTCGATCGTCGATCCGACGGCGACGGTCCGGATTCCGCTGCACGATCTTCGGCACATCCGAGACACGCTCGCGAAGTTCCGGCAGGAGGGCTACCCGATGCTGCGGAACCTGTGGGCTCAAGTACATTCGCTGTACGAGAACGCGCGCAAGGGCGTCGTAGCGGAACAGCGTCGTCGACGGCAGGAACAACAGAGAGCGCGGATGGCTGCGCAGGAGCAGAATCGCAATGGCCAGTAACACCAGCATCTTCCCACGCCCCAAGCGGTACGACAGAACGGCCCACCGCATTCTCATCCAGCCGAACACCGGGCTCGCGGCGAGCGCCACTTCCGGTCTGACGTGCGGCTCGAACGAGGTCTTCCTCGTCGACAAGATCGAGTTCTCGACGATCTCGGCCGACGCAGCGGCGAACACGACGATCTTCCTCACGGTCAACGGAGTCCGGCTGCCGTTCCACTTCCCCGGAACGGCGAACGCGCAGGTGTCGAGGCATGCCGTGTGGCGGACTCGAGGCAACCTCGTCGTGCGTCCCGGCCAGTCCATCACGGCCCATTGCAGCACGGCCGGCGTCGCGGCGGTGTCCGTCCACGGGCACTACATGAACGTGACGAAGGCGTATTCGCTGTGGCGCGGCGGCTCGATGCCGAACGTCGCCAGCACGAACGCCGTCGCGGCCGGCGGGCTCGTTGCCGGTGTCGCGAAGAACATCATCCCCGGCGTCGCCGGCCGGCACGTCGAGATCCTCGGCTTCGCCTACACGGGCCACGCCTACTCGGCGACTTCCAACTCGGCGCGCATCGGGTTCTGGGACGGGACGACGGGTTCGTTCGACGCGAACAGCAACCGCTTCTTCAAGGCGTTCTCGATGGGCGCCAACAAGGACTACGCGCCCGATGTGCTCATCGGCGACACGGAGGGCTGCATCCAAGGCGCGGAGAGCCTCGGAGTCTACGTCGACTCGACGATCAACCTCTGCACGCTGTGGACGGTGGCCTACGACGGTCAGACATCGAACCTCACGGTCGGCGACACGCTCACCTTCAGCGGCGGCGGCACGGCGTTGCTCGTGTCCGATTCCGACTCCGGTGCGACAGGCACGATCACGTTCCGCATGATCTCGGGCGCCGTTCCCGCGGACAACGAGACCTTCACCGACGCTCACACCGGCAACGGCGTTGTCAACGGGACGCCTGCGGAGGGGAGTTCGAACGGAGACTACATCGTCCTCTATCGCTACGTCGATTCGGCCGACTGCGCGAACACGGCAGGAACGGTGGGTTCGACGGGTCGGGCGCAGAAGTTCTGGGTCTACACGGAGGCGGCGCTCGGGGCCGTCGGAGCTTCGGTGGCGATGTTCAGTTCGTCGTTGATCGCGACGAACATCATGCTGCTGGGCCACGCCGTGTCCTGCACGTCGGGGACTGGTGTTCTCGGTCCGGCGACGGTGGGCCTCGGCATCGGCGCGGACTCGACGTTGCCGATTGCGGACTTCCACGTCTGCTTCGCCGACGGCGGCGGCAACACGGTTTCGTCTTCGTTCTACCAGGAGGACGTCGACACGAACATCCTGTCCTCCTTGGCTCCGTCGTTCATCGGATTGCCGACAACGACGGTTGCGCGGGGGCAACTCGTGTGGGGTCGGATGGATCTGCGCAACCCGTCGGTTGCGACGCCGGCCAACCTCGTGCGGTTCGTCTAACCCGAACGGGCTCTCGCGATGCCGACGTTTACCCTTCCGAACCATCCCGGCGAGTTCACGCCCGAGGAGGCATCTGCCTGGCAGGCGGCGTTGCTTTCGAAGGGCAACCTCGCGACGAACGTCGAGAAGGCGGAACTCGGGCGCGGCATCGTAGAGAACATCCTGTCGGAGACTGCGAGCCGGATGCGGAACCTGTGGCGCAGGTGGAAGGCGACGTACTACAACCTGCGCGGCAACACGCTCGAGCTAGGCGGGCCGGAAGACGTTCACAGCCCCGAGCTGTACAAGATCATCGAGACGATCATCCCGCGCGTCGTCGAACAGATCGTCGGACAGGATCCATACATCGACACCGTGTCGAGGAAACGGGCGGATCGGCGAACGGCCGAGACCATTTCCGCGTACATGGAGTGGCTGATGGATCAGGCCAAGCTGCGGAAGCTGATCGATCCCGCAGCGAGGGACATGGCGGTGACGCAGATCGCACCGCACTACGTGACGTGGGAGAACCGCGTCGAGGATCGGCAGCAGCACGAAGTCACGCGGTCGCTCAACTACAAGACCGGCAAGATCGACAAGAAGGTCAAGGTTACGACGAAGCCGACGGTGGTCTACTCGGGCGTCAAGATCCGTCCGATCGATCCGTTCGACTTCATCATTCATCCAAAGGCGACGAATGCCCAAGACGCGCCGTACGTCGGCCATCGCGCATGGCTGACGATCGACGAGATCCAGCGCATGGCGGAGGGGATGGGCTGGGTGAACGTTCGCGAGCTGACGGAGGGCGACGCCGGCAAGACGCTGGACGTGCAGCAGTCCTACTTCACGGTAGGACGCGATCCGACGATCACGAGCACCTTCAACGAGGCCCCGGCGGTCAAGGGCCTCCCCGGTAAGATCGAAGTCGTTTTCATCTACACGCGCGCCTCACTCGACGACAGCAAGACGTACAAAGACTACCGGATCGCAGTAGCAGGCGCGCGTGTAGTTCTCGAGCTGCGGGAGAACCCGGAGAACTTCCGGCCCTACGCTCTCGGGCGTCTCTCGCAGAGTGCGCACGAGTGCTTCGGCACCGGGATGTTCGACAACGCGATCCGCCTCAACCAGCAGCTCGACGCCTATCTCCAGACGGTAGCCAGGGGCAGCAAGCTCGCGGGCATGCCGCTCGTCTTCGTCGACGACGCGGGCGATCTGCCGCCGTCGCTGTTCCGTGTGCAGCCGGGCAAGGTCTACGCGGGAGTCGGCAACCTTCGGTTCTCGCAGATCCCGGACGGGTTGCTGCGCGCAGCGCCGCTGATGATCCAGCTCTGGCAGCGGAACATCGAGGAGACGGCAGGCAGCTTCCGTATCCAGATGGGCCAGCAGGACGTGAACGGGACAGCGACGGCGGCGACGCTCGCGTTGCAGGAAGGCAACCGTCGCATGTACGGCCTCGTCATCGCTGTCGGCGACTGGATCGAGCAGATCCTGAACCTGTCCTACCTCTACTGGAAGAAGTACTCGACCGAGGACGTGGAGTTCCCGGTGCTCGGCAAGCGCGCGCTCCAGCTCAAGCGTTCGCACCTGACGATCGGTCCGGCCGATGCGCTCGACGAGGTGAAGTTCGTCATGGTGGGGCTGCGCAACACGAGGAACTATGGGCTCAAGATCACTGGCCTTCGGAGTGCGATGGACGTGTCGGCCCCGCTCATCGCGGCGAATCCGCAGACGATCGATCAGCCGGCGATCATCCACTCCGTGTTCTCGGAGTTTGTCGGCCCGGACGAAGCCGATCGGTTCGTGCATCTGCCGACGCCGATCGACAACCTGTTCTCGCAGTCGCAGGAGAACGACATACTCCTGGAGGGCTACGAGGTTGACGTGGATCCCGACGACGACGATGAGGAGCACCTTCGTGACTTGGAACCGCTTCGGCGGGCAGCAATGAGTCGAGGCAGCGGCATGCACAAGGAGGTGCGCCGCGTCGTTCTTCAGCACGGGATTGCCCACGACGCGCAGTTGCTCAACAAGCGCGCTCGAGAGGCGGCGCAGGAGCGGAGGGCGCCACTGCCGATGCAAGCCTCCGGGATGCCGGCAGAGGCCGGCGGGATGCCTAGTCCCGAAACGGGCGCGGCATCGCCTCGAGCCGGCGCGTTCGAACTCGCGGACACCATCGGGAACGAGCGCGGCGCGGTTCCGGGACCGGAGGAGTCGCCGAGGCGGACGCGGCGGAGTAGCCGTACCCGCCGTCCGACGACGCAGGGCAACAACAGGAGCGCGGAGTAGTCGAGATGGTCGAGCGTGACGAAGACAACGGAGTGCCGTGGCTGCTGAGCCGGGTTCGCGACCACGAGTACGAGCTGTTCGGTCTCACGATGGACTTGGAGACGAACGCGAGCCTGTGCGCCCTGCGCGAGCATCCGGCGTGGAGGACGGCCATGGGCCGGTTCCAACCGACGCTGGATGCGGCTCGGTCGAACATTATGACGCAGCGGATGGACGAGTACGAACTGGGCCGTCGGCAGGGGCTCATATGGGGCCTCAGCATGCTGCTGCGGAACGACGTGTTGAGCGAGGACGAGATCCAGCAGAAGAGGCAGCGGATCGATCAGCTCCGCGAGGTACTTGCGGAGGAGAGGGCTGTCCTGCGATGATTCCGTGTGACATGACTTGGCTCTGCGAGGCAGACGACAGGAACAAGGCCGGTCGGCGAACCCGATCGGTGCGTGTATCGGGCCGGCTCGGCAGGCCGGCTTCGAGTTACCGAATGCCGAACAACCCGACGACAGGTGTAAGGTCGAAGAGGACAGTACGATGACGGATTCGTCCCCCGCCAAGACCGTAGACGACGGGAGGGATCCTGCTTCGGCAGTATCGCAGCCCGGCGATGCGGAGCGGAAGGTTCCCCTGGAGGCTCTGGCCAAGGAGCGCGCGGAAAAGAGGGCCGCGCGTGACGAGTCGGACTCTCTCCGCAAGGAACTCGAACAGGCTCGAGCGTCCATCGATCCGAAGTTGCTGGAGCAGCTTGCGAAGGCGATGGCGAACGAGGCCAAGGCCATCGTGGCAGCGGAAGTCGCTCCCTACAAGGAGAAGGCGGCCAAGCTGGAGATGGCGACGCAGATGAGGCTGAACGGTGCGCAGGTCGAGAAGGTTTGGGAGGTGCGCGCGAAGCACCCGACCTTGGACCCGATGGAGGCGTTGGAACTCGCCAAGACGCGCAACCCGGATGTCTTCCCTGCGGAATCGAAGCAGCCGAGCGGTGCGTGGCCGATCGGTGCTCTTCCGGTGACAGGAGCGTCTCCGACGGCGGGCCAGTCGCTCGCAGTCGATCACATCGCGTTGATGAAGGAGGCCGAGTCGAAGCGAGACTTCGCGACGGCCCACAATCATGCGATGGAGGCGTTCCTGAAGACTGCACGGAACACCTTGCTGAGCAGCAAGGGTCTCCCTCTGATCGAGTAGAGAGGCAACAGCAATGGTCTATACCGTCTACGGGTTGACTGGTGGCGGGCTCAACGAGGCTCTTGTCAAGGAGAACGTTGGCAACCTGATCTCCAATCTGTTCCCGCTGGAGTTCAAGCTCCAGCAACTCCTCGCGCACGAGCCGGTGTCGTCGGTCTTCGTCGAGAAGCCGATCGACACGTTCACGAGCGCGATGATCAACCGCGTGTCGAGCGTGTTCGGAAGCAGCGGTGCGACGGCTGCGACGACTTCGGCGAAGCCGGAGGCGCACACCTACACGGCCTACACCGAGGCGTATCCGGCGAAGCTGAAGAGCGTGATGGAGATCCAGGGTCTCCAGTTCGCCGTGTCGGACACGTCGCGTGCGACGAGCATGTACGGCATCGCGGATCGCTTCGCCTACGAGGGGCTCAAGGCGACGAAGGCTGTCGCCGCGATGTTCGAGCACTCGCTCACGTGGTCGCCCGGCACGGTGGCGGCCGGCGAGGATCTCGACTCCGGCGGCGGCACCTACTACGCGCGCCAGACGCAGGGTCTCGTTCACTGGATCTGCAAGAGCGGCTTGCAGCGTACCAAGACCGGGCTCGGTCAGGCGTCGTTCCTCGACGGCCATGACAACCAGTTCGGCACGAACAGCCCGGCGCTGAACACCGGCGCGAGTTCCTACGCCTACGACGCGAACGGCGCGACGCTCGACCGAGCCATGTTCAAGGACATGCTCATGTCGAAGTGGTACGACATCAGCAACGTGCAGGACGGCGCCCGCGGGTTCACCTGCGGTCGCATCAAGGGGCTCATCTCGGAGTTCGCTCTGACGGCGAACGGCGCGATCAACGAGCGAACCACGTCCGCCGAGGGCAAGCGCATCGTCGATACGGTCGACATGTACGAGACCGAGCACGGCATCGTGCGCATCGAGATCCTGCGCGAGCTGAGCATCTCCGGGCAGTCGCTCGCGGTGGGCTACGGTGCCAGCACCGACACCGTGACGATTCCGTTCGACGAGGTGCTGCTGTTCATCAAGCCGGAGTTCTTCAAGATCGGCGTCTACCGTCCGATCTCGCTGGCGGCTCTCGGCAAGACTGGCGACTTCGAGTCGGGCCTGGTTCGCGGCGAGATGGGCCTGATCTGCACGAACCCGCAGGGCGGCGCGGCGATCGTCAACTGCCTGCCGTAACAGGCGGAACCGCGATGCCGACGTACGACTACGAGTGCCCGAAGTGCGGGGGTCGACAGGAAGTCATCCTGTCGATCTCCGATCACCAGGAGACGCTTCCGTGCGAGTGCGGCGGCATCGCCGAGCGCGTGTTTCTGACGGCTCCTGTTGTCCTTGTGAAGGGCAACCAGCCCGACTTCAAGTTGGACTGGACGGACATGCCGATCGGCTGGGAGCACGGGAACACGGACTGCGTAGCGCAGGAACGGCGCTACGCGAAGATCATCAACGAGACGAAGAAGCTGGCGATCGAGAACGACAGGGAGGCGATCAAGGGCGGCATCCGCCACATTGCGCGCATCCCGAAGGAACTCGACAGGGCTCGCAGCAAGCAGTTCGGCAACGACTACTTCGAGCCGTCCATGCAGAGCAAGGACGATCTGAAGGCGAAGTTGAAGGCGGACGGCATGCTGTTCAAGAACTAGAAGCTCCGAGCGGAGCCGGAGGTAGGTAAGTGGCAGCCATTCCAGCGGTTGTAGTCTTCGGTGATTCGCTCATCCAAGGGACCGGGTATCTGATTTCGTTGACTAGTACCGCGTTCGCGCGGTGGACGAGTCAAACACTCCCCGTCACGTACCCGATCGACGTGCAGGTCGACGACATCCGCGTCACGACGGTTCGGATGCCGTACACGGAGACGAGCGTCTACGCGATCGGAGCGGTTGCCGCTGCAACGGTCACGACATCCTACACCGTCGTTGCTGCGGACATCGGGAGATGGATTCGCATCGACGGGAACGCGACGGCCGACGAGCAGATCCGCCAGATTTCCGGCGGGACTGGGACGACCACGATCACCGTCAGCGCCGCATTCTCTCCTGCCCTCACCGCGTCGACTGGCAACGTCCACATCATCGACGACAGCTTCACGATCTCGGCGATCGGAGCGTCCGGCCTCAACACGCAGTTCTCGAAGACATCCGGCTCCGGCACGGACTTCACCGCAGCGGATGTCGGCAAGTGGGTTGTCGCGATTTCGGGTCTGTCGGCGACTCACGCTCGTCGGATCATCAGCGTCGTGGATGCCGACAACATCGTCGTCGACGGCGTGTGGCTCGCGACGGTGGCCACTGGCGACGGGCTCGCCGTGATGCGAGGGGCCAACGCGGTTCACTCCTACGCAGGGATGAACACGTCCTCGGTCACCATCGAGCCGCTTCGGTTCTACCTTGACTCGGCGGCGTTCTACACCAACCCACTCTACTACCCGAATCACGTCACGTTCCCGCTCGCGACGCCGCAGCAGCATGCGCTGAACCAGTCGATCAACGGCATGCCGGAGTTGGCGTGGAGGATGAGGGCTCACTTCGACAGCCCCGTCCACGTCATCGTCCTTGGCATCGGAGGATCGAAGCTGACTTCGTATCCCATTGGATCGGCCGGGTCGGTCTTCGGATACTCATGGGGCGGGGATGTAACGCAGTACGACTACTCGCCGGGATCGGAAGCCGGGCTGTATCGCATTCTTACCAAGCTGATCGACTTGACGGCGCAAGGGCTTTCGTCCGGCGATTCGCTCGACATCCGCGCCGTGTGCCTTGCGCTCGGGTCGAACGACTCTACCGATATGGTGCGCGGTGAGCAGTGCGGCGCTGCGATGGCCACATTGCGGAGGTCGTTGCGCTACTACATCGCGGACAACAAGTACAGCTCGCTCGGCGCGTCGCAGATCCCGTGGGTGTTGACGAAGGTGGGCAGTCACACCTCGTTCATTGCCAGCGACACGATAAACGTGGCCTATCAGGAACTCGCTGACGACGATCCGTTCACGGGCCTTGTCGAAGTGTCGGACATTCCGCTGTCGGTAGACGGCATCCACTGGTCGCCGGAGGGCTCTGTCCTATGGGGAGAGCTGGCCTATTCGAAGTGGCGGGAGATTGTCGACAGCCAGGTAGACAGCGCGCCGTATGCCGAGGATCGGCTCACGCTGTCGGAGATCCGCACGAAGGTTCGCAGGCGCTACGAGCGGACGGGCCAGGCGAACGATGCTCGAGATGCGCAGATCGACGGGTTCGTCAACGATGCGCTGCGCGAGTTCTACTCGTCATGCGGCGATTCTCCGTGGTTCCTCGAGCTGCGCGACACGATCGCGTCGTGGGCGCTCTATCCGAGCACGTTCCAGTTGCCGAGGCACATTCGCAGGCCGCTGTGGTTCGAGCTTGCCGGCTACCCAGGCGTAGAACTGCCTTGGCGGGGGCTCGGGTTCACCAACGCCGGGCAGTTGATCGTGGCAGTCTACGGCGGGATGACTGGGCAGTTGACTTGCGTCCACTCGACGGTTCCTGGCGATCTCCAGAACGACAGCGACTTGTGCGTCGTGCCTCGCGACTACTTGGAGCTGGTCGTGCTGCTGACGTGCAAGCGTCTCGCCGAGGCGAGCGGGAACGCGACGATCGCCGCCTACTACAACGGCGAGAGTGCGCGAGTGTGGGCTTACGTCCGGCGCAGCTTGCAGACGCATAGGCGCTACCAGCAGGCGCAGTTGACGACGTACGACGCGTACGACGCCTTCGGCAACGGCTCCTCGACTCCTCACCTGTGGGGGCTGTAACGTCATGGCGCAGCAGATCGGAACGTTCGCTGTCCCGCTGCGAGATCCTGCCGGAGCGTGGCGAGGCATCACGCTCGGCAGCAAGGCGACGCCGGGAGGCTTCGATCTCGTAGAGAACGGCTACGTCAGTTCGGATGGCTTGGAGATCCGCAGCGTGCCGGGTTACGTGTGCGTCATCGATCCAGAGACGCAGACGCGCAAGAACGACGGGACGGACACGACGACAGGCTACCGGGCGACGCACATCGACGCGGTTCGTGATGTCCATGTTTCGACGGGCTCTTACTTCACGGAGAGCCCCGGCATGGAGGTGATGAAGATCTACACCGAGCCAGCATCCCTCCATTTTGTTGAGCAGATGGGAGGGCGGTGGTACTTCGTCGGAGAGAGCGAGTTTCGCCGCGAGCCGATTTCGGGGACGACTTCGACGTGGTGTCGCGTGGCGACGGCGAGCGCTGCTTCGGCGGGTGGGAACATCGATCTGGCGTTGAGCGACACGCCGGCTGGAGGCGGCAACCTGTTCAACACGGCAGACAACGCGGATTGCTCGTTCTACGTGTGGATCTCCGGCATGACGGGAGACTTGGCGACGCTTCTGAACGACAAGGCGCATCGCGTCTCGGCGGTAGCCGGAAACGTGCTGTCGTTGACAACGACATCGCCGGCCGCTGCGTCGTCGCTGTCGCAGAACGGCTGGATCGCGAAGGTTGTCCCCGCCAACTTCACGACGGGTGGTACGCCGATCTCCGAGGACGAGGAGAGCCTTACGAGCTGGTGTTCTCTTGCTCTTGGGAACCCTGCTTCCGCTCCATCGACTAGTGTGGAGTGCGCCCACGTCTTCAACCGGCAGAGAGACTTCGGGGACTACACCGGAAGCATGGCTGAGGGTGCTGCGGCCGGCGTGACGGTTGGCCCCAGTCGTCGCCGGCAGAAGGCTGTTCCGTATCGCCTGAATCCGCACGTCGCCGGGAATCGGATCGTGATGGCGGCTCCGGGCTACGGATGCGTCTTCCAGATCCCTGGCATCATCCCGATCGACTATGGCCTCGCCACAGGGGCGCTAGGTGTCGCCTCGATCGGGAACGACATCTACGATCGCCCTCGCAGTGCCGGCGTTCCGAAGTGCGTGCAGTGGGAGGATCCCGACAAGGCGGTTGCCACGACGCACCACATCTACGCTGCGGCCGCTGCAGATGCATATGGCGGGTCCAGCCATACCGATCGAGCGGGAACCTACGCCTTCCGGTTCGCTTACAAGGACGAAGCGACTGGCGAGATCGGATTGTGGAGCGAGCCTGTTATCGTGAAGACGGACGGTTCGACGATCGCGAGGGAGGGATTGCAGTTCTTCGTCTATCATCCCGGTTACTTGATGCACGAGACTGGCGCTCTGAGCATCCTTGCGTGGAGAACGAAGAAGGACGGTTCGGAGTTCTACTATACCGGTGTAGTGCGTCCTCTCGCTCTAGCCAGCATCGGCGCTACGAGTGCGACAACCAGCACCTACGGGTACAAATACGGGCTCACTCCCGACGCAACTTACGATCAGTTCTGGCAGCATGCCGTATGTCGGATCAACTGGATCTCGGACGACTTACTGGACGAGATCGAGGGGCCGGTGGTTCCGGTTCTGAACGAGATGCCGATGGGGTGCAAGGCTGCTCGGACGATCCGTGGGTGGACGTTCTACGGCGGCGCGCTCGGCGACGCCGGTTCGATGCAGCAACTCCAGAGCGGGAAGCTGACGATGTACTTCGACGTGAACGCGGGGGCGGCCATCAACCCGAACCACGACGAACTCACCTCACGCCACTCGGCCGACTACTCGGCCAACTTCTACGCAATCAGCTATACCGGAGTCGATACAGGGTTCGGGTGCGCGAAGACTGCGATTCCTACAGCCTACTCCGGCAACTACGTCTTCTCGCGGAACCTCCTTCCGTCCGGCGGGAAGATGGTGCTGATCGACAAGATCGTCAACACGGTATGCGAACTCGGGGCTGCGGGAGGCTCTTTCGGCGCGACGAACTACTCCGAGCACATGCCGGACATCCGCTACAAGATCCAGCAGACGCCGATCGATCCAGGCTCAGACTACACCTACGCGAACTCGCAAGGGGCCACTTCCTACCTGCGCCTGCCGCGGGGGATCGTGCAGATCAGCGAGCCGGACAACCCCGGCGTTACTCCCGACACGAACATCACGACCATCAGCAATGAACTCGATCAGGACATCGAGGGGATCGGCGAGGCAGGGGGGCAGGCAGTGCTCGCGACGAGGAGCAAGACATACCTTCTCGCGTGGGCGGACAGCCCGATCGGCACCGCGCCGGCCACGGCGAACGACAAGTTCGGCTGTATCGCAGCGAACTCGATGTCGTCCTATGAGGGGGCGTGCGCGTGGCTCAGTGATCGCGGCCCGGTCGAGTTCGGGGCGTCTGTCCGGTGGATCGGCCGGGATGTGTGGCCTTGGTTCAACGACGCATCGGCTCGCTACCTTCGCGACTCCAGGGGCATGATGCGGCATTCGTGGGCATGCCACGATCCGATCCGGCAGTTGGTGTGGTTCGGCGTGTTCGCCGATCGAGCAGCAGGCACGGCACAGGAGGTGACGGTTTCGTATCGCGGCACGTCTTACAACTGGACGACGGCCGCGGCTCACGCCGACGCGGACAAGATCCTCTCGCGTTTCCCGTGCGACGAGGTGCTCATCTACAGCTACCAGACGGGGGCGTGGTCGGTGTGGCGTCCGCCTCTGACTCTGGCGATCCAGTGGATGACTGTCGGCCTCGATTCGGAAGGAGTGCAGCGCCTGTTCTTCCTGGGGTCGGATCGTCGCCTCTACGTGATGGACGACTCCTTTGCAGTCTTCGGGGCGACGGCAACGTCCGTGGCGATCTCGGCAGCGGCGACGACTGCGACGTTCACAGCCTCCGGTTCTTCGTGCCGAGTCGGCGTTCCGGTTGCGCTCTACGGATCGACTGGCGATCTGAAGGCGCTGTCGACGATCGCCTCTGTCGGGACTGGCACGGTCACGCTTGCCGCGTCGTTGTCCGTGAAAGCAGGAGACACCTTGGCCATCGGCGTCAAGCAGATGGTTGTGCGGTCCGCCTACGTGTCCATGCGCGGCGCTGACGCGGCAGCGGTTCGTGGCGTTTCGGTCAAGTTCGATGTCTACGGTCCGGCGACTTCTCCTGTGTGGGCACATGCCTCTGTCGCGACGCTTTCGCAGTGGGACGGTTTGCCGGCGAAGCGGACGACGCGCTTGTCGGATCAGGACGCTCGGGACGGTTCTCTGGAATACTCGAGGATCGGGATCGCCGAGGACAACGGCGCGTTGTCGGACTACCGCATCGCATGCGGCAGTTCGACCGGGATGAGCCACCAGGTCGAACTCCGGTTTGCGTCGGTGGCTCAGGTTCGTCTCGCGCAGGCGAGCGTGGAGTTTGCGTGATGGCTACCGCCGAGCGGAACAAGTCCCTGGAGATCCGGCCCAGCGTCGAAGATCGTACGGACGTGAAGTCCGTGCGGGATGCGGACAACGCGCGGAGGGTTCTGGAGTGGTCGCGAGTGGTTCGCGACGACATGATGACGATGCGCAAGGAGATCCTCCGCGCGGCTTTTCTTACGATGGGGGCCTAGGGAGTGTAGATGCCGATTCTCGGACAAGTTGCGGCCGTGGCTGGGGCGTCACCAGTGACGTTGTTCACGGCGTCTGGCGAGACAACGGTTAGCAGCCTCACTATTTGCGCCGGAGGCACTGCGGCGACGTTCACGATCTCCGTCGTCCCCTCCGGGGCAACTCTCGGTGCTCCTCATCTGCTGTCCAACGCCGTTTCGATATCGGCGAACACGACTGTTGCGCTCGTGCTCGGGCTAACCCTTTCCAAGGGCGATCGGGTTCTCGTATCATGCGCCACGGCGGCGCTGGCCTTCCACGCATACGGACTAGTGATGTAACCCGAGGTATTCAGATGGGATGGTTCAAGAAGACGTTCGGGTTCAGCAGCAAGGGGCTTGTCCAGGTTGCCGGGCTCTACACCGGGAACCCGACGACGGCTGTGGTTGCGCATCAAGGCGGAAACGAGGTCCAGCGCAAGCTCGGGTTCAAGAAGGAGCCGTTGCCTGCCGAGCCATACACTTCTGCAAGCCCATACTCAGCAGAGGGTTCCGCCGCGCAGTGGGACGAGACCGGGCGTCCGGTGGGCGCAATGCCTCGCGGGCAGTATGCGCTGGACTGGCAGTACGAAGCCGATCGTAGGGCCGAACAGCGTCGGAACCAGCTCTGGGGCGAAGCGCAGCAGTCGATGCAGTCGGGCATGGACTTGTTCCAGAGCTACCGTCCCGGAGGTTCGGCGGCGTTGGCATCGGGGCTCTATCAGTCCAAGGCCAGCCTCTACGGGACGCAGGCGCAGACGATTCAGTCGCCGGATCTCCTCTACGGCTACCGGGAACGCAAGCAGCAGGAGGCCGA